GTGGGGGGGTAATCTTTCTTCTCCAATATTCCCCTTTATCAGTTAACTCTCCAGTTTCTCTGTCATGCATTGCATTGTGTTCTTCATTTGATAGCGCAATCAGATTCCACTCACACCACTGGTATTCTGGGTACTGTTCTACAGGCCAAACATGGTGTGCTGTTGTTGCCTCTACCATCCGCCCATACCTCTTGCTCTCTCTACAGCAATATCTATCTCTTCGCAATATCTTTTCTCTTAATCGCTTCCAGCGCCTTGATTTATAATCCATGTTATTTCTCTCCTGTCCCGCCCCCATCTCCCGCAACGAGGCACGGCATATATACCCCTTCTGGGGTATGCTCCGGGTTTGGTCAGGCTTTCCGGAGGCCTGCTCTGTAAGGACTTGCGTCCTGGTGCCACCGCCCGCCTCATGCGGCGAGGAGAGGCGTATGTGCGCTTCCCGCTTAGATTGTCACACCACGTTGGGCAGTTTTCAGCGGGCATTGTCATTCTCTCTGAGGTGTTGCGCTACGCTCAGATCATCCGGGAGCGACCCGGCCTCTGGAGCCGAGAGGCGGTAATGAGCCGCCACGACCTCGCCGCCGTTCCCATGGCTGCGGTCCGGCCTTCTGCTACAGCACTCGGCATATTTTTGACTATCTGATACAGGTACTCATAAAAATCATAAAAGACAAGTTCCAGACCATTCCAATCAGGTCATCTTTTTCCTTCGCTTTGAAGGCTAAATAAGCATTTGCAATCATAAGAACAAGGCAGATAAATTCTGCAATGATCATAAACACATCCACAAACTTTACACCAGCCCATCATAAAATCTGCTTTCAGCTATTTTATCTCGCTTTCTTTTCAGCTTGGGGAACTGTTTGGACGCACTCCTGTTAGCCTTGCACTGATTGCAGTTGTTCTTGTTTTTACAAAACCAGCACCCGTCCTGCCCCCACCAGTACCAGTCAGGCATAGAAGGTCTTGGCTTGCGCTTCGCCTTTCCCATGTTGCCCCCAGTCACACAATTTCGGCAGAGGACGTTAAACGAGGAGGAAAAAGAAGAAGCGAATGGGAGCGCAGGGGCATACGCTCCCACACTCCCATTGTCGCATAGATTTATCCTGTGATTCCTCCAAAAGGAGGAATTTTCAAATTTTTCTGTGAGACGATAAAGGTTTAACCACACATGGGTAATCCGTTCTCCCCAACAGATAATCCGTAGACACCTCAAAGTAGTCCGCCATTGCCACAAGCGCATCCGCCCCAGGCTTTCTCTTACCAAGCTCATATCTTCTGATTTGGTCGGATGATATTCCACACAATTCAGAAAGTCTATACCTGCTTAGCCGATTTCTTTCCCTCAACCTTCTTAGCCGCTCTGAAAGTTCGTCCATCCTATCACCATCCTATAATCCCTGCTGTTCCAGAAGGCAGTCAAAGGATACTCTTTTTCTCCGCTTTCCTATTTCCTTGGATTCACAGTGGTCCACGTCTCCCACTCTACGGCATCCGGTATCTAATAGATGGTTGCAAAAGGGCGCATCCTTGGAATTATTGATACCTCGCCAGTAGACGCAGGTTTTCTCCTCGTTACAGATTTCGACCATCCTGTCCGCCCTCCCCATCGTGGATGGAGCCCTCCATCTCAATCAAAAACGCCGCATTACAAGCCAGATGCCACAGGTGAGGCAGGCCGCTTTCCTGATCGCACTTCTCCCCCTTGAGATAGGCTAGCCAGTGCCGGTAGAGCGCATCCCGGTAACGCTGTGGCTCCACCTGCCGCCAATTCTCTGGGTCGTGATACTTTTCGTTCCCGTACATGCGGACCGCTGTCACAGCATCGATTAGACTAACAGGAGTAAGCGTGGGGCGAGGCTTCCCTGCGTCGGCTTTGGCTTGCTGGTCATCTTCATAGCCCCATGTACTGGTAATGATAACTTCGTTCATTCCGCACCTCCGATGATCTGGTCAAGGGTGACGGACTGACCAGACTTGATTTCTGGGAATAGTGAGCTTTCAATATCTGCAATCCACCCATCTTCTGCTCCAGTTATACCTAAAACTTTACTGCCTCGCAACCGCTCAATGTGTGTTGCTTCGGGGAACAGCACGCTAATTATCTTTGCTGATTCCACCTCCTGCTCCGTCCAGCGGGTCCGTTCGGACAAATCCCAGTTGCAAGGGGTTACTCTATTTATTTTGCACGTACCATCTTCATTGCTGCACGGGCAGCCTTTGCAAGCTTCCGTTTTCTCACAATAGATTTTAACTTCCCCCAGCGTCCAGTCCTTCAGCGGCTTGTCCACGTTGGCCTCCTCCATCAAATTCTCAATATTGTTCCCCGTGGGTTTCCCGGCCCGATTAAGCATATCCTGGTAGGTTTTACGCTCGTTCTCGGTAAAGCAACCGTCATCCTCCAGCGCCTCTCTGTTCGCTTTGGCTGGGTTTAATACCTCTAGTGATTGTGAATAAAACATACTGTCCTCCGCTTCATCCTCCACCACCTCGAACCCCATCAGGCGGGCGGCTTCGTGGGGGTGGTATTCTGCCCAATCTGCACATACTTTGTCAGGGTCTCCTACCGGCTCTCTAAGAGCACAGTTATCACACCATCGTTGCTTGCAGTAATGGTCTACTGCATCTGAAATGGATAACACTTCCCCCGTCTCAGGGTTCCGAAACTTCATTTGATCTTCCTCCCGATCCACGGCAGCAGCCAGCCGAAGGTCAGCGCACCGGCCACATAGCCAAGCCACAATTCAGTCATGATAGTCCTCCTCAAAATGGATTCTCCCGCAGTTATCATACTTCATCTGCTTGTGCTGTACGCCTCTCAAGATGATGTACGCTCGTCGGAGTTGGTCAATATCAAAGTATCCGAAGTGGCAATCCTCAACGGGTATCTCCATTTCACGTGCCAGCCATCCATACAGATCGTGCCGCTTCTTTCCGGCTTTTGGTTTCCCTTTCCAAAAGCTATCAAAGATAACGTGGCACATCTTCTTTCCTGTCCGCATTGGCTCGTCAGCCAACAGACCCAGGGCTTCCCGTGGGCGGGGCTTATGCGTCCCCACATAGGACCCGCATGTTTCGCAGAGGTAGCAGTATCCGCTCCCGTACTCCCGGCCATAGACACGGGCATTAGAGCCGTAGGTTACACGCCCTCCGCAGATATTACACCGGGCCGGATGGGTATTTATCATGGGCAGCCTCCTTTCGCTGGCCGTAGGAGCAGAAACTCAATGGATGATACTCGTAGGTGTTTTGCTCAAGCACAGGATTTCTACCAATAAATTCAATGCGGCGAATACATTCATCTTTGTATTTGCACTCCCGGCACCTGACCACAGGCACGGCGGAGACAAGGGGCACTTCTCTAAGAGTTTCTTTTGCTAAGATTTCCCAATCTGAGCACCCAAAATAATCCTCTGCAACATCGCGGTCAATCAAATTCGCTTCCATGCTCGTCCTCCTTCATCAAAGCGCCTCAGTTGGGGCAGTATTTTGGCATATACCAGCATGTTAATTCCGTAAAATCATGTCCACAGCATGAGAACACTCGATTCATTTTGCCATCTTTGATAGTCTCTATAATCTTTCCGTGCCGCACCTCCGCAACGTCGGCGGCGGGGAGGCTTTTGATTGCTCCCCCAATATTCCAGACTACAGTATCGCCGCAATAGTCGGCCATTCTAAGCCGCTCTTCATATTCTTTCTGGCAGATATCAAGAGCCGCTGCTCTCTCGATGTACTCCTTCATTCTGACTCACCCCATTTCAATCAGTGCAATTAGGTCTGCAACAGAAATGTCATGCTTTTTTGCAAACTCGACCATGCGCCACTTTGCAGGCTTAAAATCTTCGTAATTGTCACAACCCCACTCACAGCCTTCGTATTCATCATAGTGCTGACAGAAATTGCACTTTCTAAAATCATCCATCCTGCTCCCTCCGTAGTGCGGCCTCGGCCTCGGCACGAGTGAGAAAGACGGTTTTCCCGATTCCGTTAAAATCTACCTCGTAACCTATCCAGTGAGTGGATTTCCTGTCTGTATGTGTCGATAGTTTCCAGCATCCACTTGTCCAATTGTGGATAGACTCAACTTCCGTTTCCCGCACCTGCTCTTTATCTACATAATAGAGCTTATCATGTAATTTTACGGGCAGCACCACGCACAGCCCCTCCCGTTCGGCCTCGGCTATCTCCCTCAGCCTGTCCAACGAAATCTTAGCTGTCAAGCTGAATCGCTGCGAAACCTCGTCCCGCATGGTCATGCGCTGGTTGCACAGCACGCGCAGGCGGTCAAGGTCGTATTCGCCTGTGCCGTCGCAGAGAATGTCCTCGATGGCGGCGAGACGGTCAAAAATGTCATTCAACTCCATGCCACACTTCATCCCTGCAATTATTTCATGCTTCCCATTCTGATAAACGCCGGTTTTTACAGTCAACCGTTCCATGTCAGTCCTCCTTCTGGCCGCGCCATTCCCAGTTGTCGTTAATCTCTACATTTGTGTTCCGTGCGACCTCAAAACAACAAAATCGGCATAGCCCCTCATTATGATTTGGCGTGTAGTGAGCGCAAGCTGGACAATGGCCGTGCAGTTGCTCTATTGCAACATCCCTCTCCCGCTTCACTTGTTCCACCTCGTCCCGTAGCTTCTTGTTTTCGGCCTGGAGCGTGGAGAGGGCGGTGGCGGCCTGCCTCACAGCGTTTGCACATTTTGGAAATTCATCTTCCACAAGCCCGTTAGAAATCCCTTTCAACTGCTCAATCAGCTTCTCAATGTCCATCAGGCGTCCTCCTCTCCCTCCGGCTAAAACAGCCGGTAGTTTAGTTCGTCGTCCAGCATTGACCAGCGGAAAACTTTATCATCCACATAGATCATCCCCTCATCCTCCAGTTGGAAGCGCCTGTCAAAGTCGTGAACTGTATGTCCGTCCGCCTTGAACGTCACGGGGCTATCGCTGTCCCATTTCAGCATCAGTGCCCACAAATCCGGGTAGCTCTTCCGAAGAATCCTGAGCTGTCCTACACTCTGATTGTGGCAGAACCAGCATCCTCCACGGGTAGCGGTGGTGTAGATTGGGGATAGCAAATCGTTCTCTTCACACCATCGGCGGCAATCCGTCTCTGTCCATCCTGCCTCCACCAGAGGACTTTTCTTTTTGTCAGACAGGCTATGGAACCTATTCGGTTCGTCTGCGGCGATGCCGATGTACTGGACGGCGTCTCTCAGGAGCCGCCCTAGAACGTGTTGCTTTAGACGGCTATTACACCAAGGCCCTCTCTGATAGGGCCAGCCGTATATTTTCCCGCCGCGCTCTCCGTCGCCCTCACAAATCATGTAGAACAAGTCCTGATAACAGCGCTTCGCCCTAACGTGCTCCACCTCGATTCCCCACCGCTCCTTGACGATCTTGTCGGCCTTGGACTTAAACTCCACCATCGGCGGCAGGTCGGCAGGGATGGTGTCTGTGGCCCAAACTTCGGCATGCACGATCCGGTCAAGTGGCCATCCAAGTTCCTCAATCGCTCCCAGACAAGCCAACGAATCCTTGTCAGCTAACCATAGCTGAGGCTCAAAATATGCTCAGGCATGGTTGGCATCACCGTCCTCTCCCTCTGGCGGGCGGCGGTCAGGCAGTTCCGGGATTGGTAGCCAATGGGTGACTCGCCCATAGAGCTCATCAAACACAAAGCATTGAGTGCTATCAATCCAGTCAATGCCAATGCGGCCATTCCCATAGTGTACCAGCACATCTTTTCGCTTCTCTGGTAACCTCTTATTCACGCTCACCCACTCGTTCGGCGGGGTGAGGGTGGGCGCATACTCAACGAGCTCCGCTTTGCCATCTCGCCATGCAGGGAATGATTTCTCAAACTGCTCCCTGCTTTTGTACATTCTGGGACGAAGTTGACTATCCAGAACGGCTTCCCCATCTTGAAACGCTATAAAAATATGCTGCCCTTGCTTAATTGCCCTTGCCATCGTTCAGTGCCTCCCTTCCGACTTATGAAAAACCAATTTCAGCAGGCACAGGATCAACCATATCCCAGTGGCAACGGGCAAAGAAAACCCGATGGAAAAGCACATTGTAATCAGCTTGATAATGCCGACTATAATAGCCCAACTTATTGCATATCCAACAACTAAAGCAAGAACTGCAACCAGAATCCTACTCACCCTGCAGCGCCTCCAATCTCTTGCACACAGCCCGCTCACAGTCGGACAATAGTAACCTCTCGAATAGCCACCACGGCGTAATGGTCAGAAGAATAATCCACGCTATGTCACTCAGTAATCTCATGCAGCGCCTCCATCCTCTCACAAATATCCATTATTTTTCCGCTTTGCTGCAATGTTTGCTATTACATCCCGCAAAACAAACGCATCTATATGGCATTTCCAATGATCCGCTCCATGCATCCGAAAAATACAGTTCTGGCAGGATGTTTGTCCTTTGCAGTAGTCAACAATGGTCTGAGCAGCTTCCATAGCCTTTTTGCAGCTAATCATTCCATCCCCTCCAGCATCTCCATCTCCTCCGCGCTCAGAATCGGCGTGCGGGTGTTCCAGGCGAGGCGGGTTTCTTTTTCAGTGTTGTAAAACGTTGTTTGCAAGAAACAACTACGGCATTGTGTATACTTTTTCGTACTTATTTTCCCGCTGTCAAATGCGCCGCTTACGCTTCGCACTAAAATCTCATCGCCCTTGCACATCGGGCACGGCAGCAGCGCCCCCGCATCCGTCAGCCTACGGGCGGTTTCCTTGTCGCCCAGGAGGGCGAGCTTGATGTCATCCATCACATATACCTCCCCATTGTTCTGCCATGGCCTGAGCTATGCCAGGGAAAGTTTTTGCCCTCATTTTTGCGTTCCTGACTCCAACAACCTCCCATGCCTCTGATTTCGCAATTTTCCCCTTTTTGTTCTGCTGCACCCATTTCCCGCGCGGCATAACAACATTGGTTGGCTTTAATTGGGGAAGCCCTTTGAGCCATAGACCTGTTTTTTTCTTCCATGCATCCCCAAACATGTATGGCTCAATGTGCTGTGTAGGAGGCCTATAGTGTGTGTTCATGTATCCGTCAGGATTTTCCACACAAATCTTCCCACAATTTGCGGTCAAAAATGTCATAAAAAATATTGCGGCGTCACATCGGTCATTAAGGAATTTCTCTCTCCATTCTTGTGTTTTACAAATACTATCTTTTCGCCCCATATTTACAGCTCCAGCATTAGAGAGCTTCTGACATGGAGGATGCGCAATCAATAAATCCCAAAGGCCTTCAATGTGGTGCGCTGCCCCATCTCCCGTTCTGAAGGCACAAGTCCCATCAATCAAGGGAAGAACATTTTGTTGTATATGCCACTCAGAATGCCCTCCCGAACAGGGCTCTATGTCGCAGCTGTACGCCTCATGGCCCAGCGCCCGGAACGCTTTGCATACCTCCTGAGACTCTTCACAGGCTACCAACACCCTCATAGCTTCGCCGCCTCTTTGTTGTCCAGCAGGGCGGCCTTCTCATCCTTCACGATATCTCCTCCTATGGTTTTTTTCCTGGTTCCTCGATCTCGATCTCTATCCTTGGCTTTCCCTTGTCCACAGCGAAGTTGTCAGAAAATCCTTCGATATTCTCCCAGCCGTCATTCCTCAGAACGCCCATCTTCACTAAGGCGTCCTGGATAACCTTCCGGCCAAAGCTGGAGATGTTGTCCTTGTCCCGCCTCCGGTTTTTTTCCACCCAGAGGTATCGCATAAACACAGGCTCCCGCAAAGGCGTTCTGATTTGACGTCTAAGAGCTATGATTACCGATGTCTGGCAATCCCGTTTCAGTTTTGCCCCCTTCTGCCGGTGGCCCCGTTCCGCTTCTATGTACTCGTTGAGACCAGGCAGAGAAAACGGGATGATCAGCCGCATGGTCCATCCTCCCGGTTCATGTCTTCAAGCATTCTACGCATCCGCTCCATGTTCGCCTGTGTCCGCTCCGCAGCCGAAGTCTCCGCCTGCCGGTCCGAATCCGTTACCTTGCGCCGCTTACCATTGACCCACTTGTATTCCGGCTCCTCCCCAGTCTTCCGCTTCTCTTCCTCAAGCCGGTCCACGCACCAGGACAGGATGGCCCTGTAATCGCTGGTGTAGGTCTTACCTGTGCTGCCCTTGTAGTTGTCCAGGATCTCGATCAGCCTAGCGGTGTCGGCAGCTCCATGAGTGTCAAGCAGCCTCTGGTGCTCGGCATTGGTCATGGTCACAAATTCTGCCCATTGGACCTTCGGCTCGATCTCTCTCCCGTCCTTCTTCTTGCGCGCCTTACTACCCCCGTCAGGGGGTACAGATTCAGATACAGATACAGACTCAGATACAGATACAGCTTTTTTTGCTTTTTCTTCAAAACCTAAAAAAGCATTTGGTTTTTTTGCTTTCTCTGACAAACCATTTGCTTTCTTTGGCCTTCCGCCCTTTTTCCCAGCCTCCTGCCTCGCCTGAACCGTTGCCGCCCAGCGGCTTGCACACTCTTCAAAATATGACCGGTTGAAGGAGAAAGCCATCATTACCACTGGATCATGGACATCAACAGACTCATCCATGTGATACTTGAACCACGCTTTTAAAAGCTGGCCAGCCTGCTCATCTGTGAGAAGGTCGATCTGCTCCGCCCACTCTGTCCTTACGACAAAGCTTTCCTTCAAGAGCCTCTCCTCCCATCAAAACGGGAGCTTTCCATCATCGTCTGGTAACTCCTGAAAGTCATCATTATTTGGATAGCTCATGCCCCCAAAGGTCGTTGGTGCGTCATCTTTTTTCCCAGCGTCGCCAAAATAGACCTGGTCTGCCACCACCTCGGCGGAGCGGCGCTTATTTCCGTCCTTGTCCGTCCAGTCACGCATCTGGAGCCGACCCTCCACAACAGCCATACGTCCCTTAGTAAAATAGCGGCTGACAAACTCCGCCGTGTTCCGCCAGGCCACCACGTCTATCCAGTCGGTGGCTTTCTCGCCGGTCTGCTTGTCCTTAAAGTCCCGATCCACCGCCAGGCGGAAGGAGGCCACGGGATTTCCTCCCTGAGTGTGGCGAAGCTCCGGGTTTTTCGAGAGTCTTCCTTGCAGCACGATTTTATTCAGCATTGTTATTACCTCCAGGAAATTTATTTTAGGCGTCCATAGATTACCAAAATATCTCTTACCATGTCTCTTCCTATCCCAACAGATTTTGCGACCTCTTTTATCGAATATCCAAGATCGTACTCTTCGCACACCTTATCTT